CTTCATCGGTATAGACCCTTACGAAATCCCACTCCGGCTTTGACTGAATGTATCTGGTGTAGTAGTCCACCTGCGCTTCATAGCTTGTGAACTGCTCATCACTGTCAGTTGAAACTCGGGCATATCCGGCAACACGCCTTTTCTGCACGGATGCCTTTGGCAGATGCGTCAAGGAATTTACAGTCGCCGGTATCATCGTAACTTTAGGCATTATGCTTGCTCCTTTCTAATGTTTTCTGACGGGCGGCTTCTTTCATCTCGTCCGTCCAACTTTGACTGCGTGAGCGGTCTTTCCAAATTCGAGTAATTTCCGAACCGTCCTTGAAATAGAAAATCAGGGTATTATCATTGCAGACGCGAATATGCTGAATTCGGTGGCAAAGCCACTCGTGAGTAAAATCATTCTGACCCAGGACATCAGCAGTGACTTGCTGTAGAGTAGACTCCGGTATCTGCTTAGACGCACAAGCTGCTTTACCAAGTGAATTGTATGTTCCGCACACCCAGACCGCTCCCGTTTTTGTGATCTTTCGGCGATAGTTTTTGCCGCAGTTATCGCACACCATAAGGCTTGAAAAGGGATATGTTTTCTTTGGCACAGACTTCTTGTTAAACCGAGCCGCCCGCCTTGACTTTTCCTCTTGAACAGCTTGAAAAGTTTTTTCGTCAACAATGGCTTCGTGGCTTTCTTCAGCAAGATACTTCGGAAGTTCGCCGTTATTGAAGATTTTCCGTTTAGTGATATGGTTTTCACGGAATGTCTTTTGCAGCAAAAGATTACCCGTATAGGTGTGATTGCTGAGTATTCGTGAAACTGCGGACTGATTCCATTTACCGCCAAACCGTGACGGAACACCCTCCTCATTCAAGCGTTTTGCAATAAGCTGGTAGCCGCTGCCCGAAAGGTATTCATTATAAATACGGCGGACGATTTCGGCTTCCCTCGGAACAATAACATAATGCTCGTTTTCCATACGATACCCCATTAAAGTCCTATCCCAGGGAATACCGGATTCAAAACTACGCTTGATTCGCCACTTCTGATTTTCGCTTGCCGAGCGGCTTTCTTCCTGTGCGTATGAAGCAAGAATCGTCATCATCAATTCTCCGTCACCGCTAATTGTGTGAATATTCTGCTCCTCAAAATAAATATCCACCCCCAGAGCTTTGAACTCACGAACTGTCTGTAGCAAAGTGACTGTGTTTCGTGCAAAGCGGGAGATGGATTTTGTAATCACCATATCAATTTTACCGGCACGGCAGTCTGCGACCAAATTCTGAAAACCTGCTCTTGAATCCTTGGTGCCTGTCTTGGCTTCGTCGGAATATACACCCGTATAGAGCCAGTCACCGTGGTTTTGAATGAGGTCGCTGTAATAGCTGACCTGTGCTGAGAGCGAATGGAGCATAGCGTCCTTACCGCTCGACACACGAGCATAGGCGGCTACTCTCTTTTTTCTTTCCAGCTTTGGCGGTTTTGATACGATGGTTATTTTTCCTGACATAACGTCACCTCCTTATAGTGTGACATATTACCTCTAAAGCCATCATATATCAAGTCCATTCCGCAATATAAACTACACGAAGATATACCGTATTTTTCGTTCATAATTGTATCAATATCGGCGTAATCTTCCGGGGTTATAATCCCCATCGACAGCATTCGTTTTGCCTGGAGCATGGAAGCAAGGTAGCTTTCCAACCGATTTCTGTAATTGTCACTCATCAGAAGTATGCCCCTTTCTGAAACGGTCTGTTATGTAGCAGGCATGAGAACAGTATTTTCTGTGATTGTTTCCGTAAGCTGTGAAATGACGTCCGCAGCAGGCACAGGTATATTCATAATTTGCTTTTCGGTTGACGCAATCCCTGTGTTCATTCCACCATGTATTTCGACAGGAATCGGAGCAGAACTTTTTCGGTTTCTGCTTAGCAATGTTTTTTATCAGCTTTCCGCACTGTTTACAGGCCACGGCATTCTTTGATTTGTCACCCAGACCGTTGCGGCGGCAGAATGAGCGCACCGTATTATCTGATATGTCGAGTGCTTTTCCTATTTTAATATAACCGACGCCTTGTAAGCGCATTGTTCGTATTTGTTCTTTTTGCTGATTTGTCATTGAGCTTTCCTCCAATCCTAGGGATTACCTCAATATCTACTGGAGAAAAAATAGTCATCCGGTCCGAAAAAAATAATGCCCACCAAGGAAATCAATCCAAGGTGGGCATTATCACTGTAGTTGTTAAGTTTTATCTGAGCATTTCATTTACACGTTTCTGCACCTCCGAATAATCATACCCGGCTTCAGTCAACTTTTCCTTTCGTTCGGCTCCATTCCCCCACAGACCCGCAATAACCTCAACTGCAATCTCATCGGTAGTTTTCCTGTATAGCTTTTCATTTACTCTTTTCTGAATCGTATTGTAGTCGTATCCTGCGGCG